TCCTCCTATACACCACTATACAGTGGTGCGTACCTCTCCCTGAGAACAGGGACCGATCTTCCGTTGACACGCGGATCCCACTTCACAGTAGGATCCGGCGTCTCAGTAAAGTACTGGCGTAAACGGTCGATCCCATCAGGCCTAGGAGCATCAAGTTGCGCAACCATGTTGACAACTTTATACTCCCAGCGATATAGTTGTTTATTAAACCGCCTCCTAAGGTGGTCTATTTGGACACCCATAAAGCTGAAAAGGCCTTTGATGGCTACACTCCCATCCTCTACTGCAAGCTTAAGACGCAAGCGGTAAGGGATCCTACAAGTCAGGTATTCAGAGACGCTCCACAACCCCTTCTTATAGAAGTTGTTCGACGTCTCGACTATCGTACTTAGGGAGTTAGGGTGGGTTGGGTCAAAGTCGGACCTGATGTAACAGGGGGTTACGCACTCCCCGTTATACCAGTCAGTCCCGCAGGATTCTCTGAACTTACCAGTCCAGAAACTCTTGCCACTGTTGACTTTGAGGGCTAGCGCAGTCAGTGACTGCACTAGTACCTGAACTGAATCAACAGGGACGATGATATCATCCCCGTAGACCGTTACCTCAGACTGTATGCTCTTAATGTTTCCGATGTTAACGCTCATGCCGCGGACCCAAAGGACCGAAGCGACAGCGATGCCAAAGAAAACAAAAGATTGTACAGGGAAGGTCAGTGCTGAACCCATCATCGCAAACTTCTTAAGTCTAAGAAGTTCAGGCTGCTTCTTGTCGATGCAGTTGAAAAGCGTTGGGGTTCTACATGCCATCATTGCCGAGAGAAGATCCGGTCGTTTCCGGAAACATCTCTCGACAACGTAGCATGACAGACGATCACTTGCAGACGAAAGGTCTATAGTAGCAAGACCACCAAGAGACGCTATACGCGCCATCTGTTGATTTTGCGTCTGATCGGATATAGCGATGGACGACCCGATATAGGATCGATCAAAGCCTTCGACCAGAAAGTCCTTAAGTCCCTGTTGTATCCATTGATTCGCAATGGGTTCCGAGGCAATAAGCCTTGGCCCCTTATGAGTCTTTGGAACACAGATAAGCTTCGATACCACTTCCCCATCGTTAGGCGCGCAACCATCCAACATATAGTTGGTGGAAGCATGCATATCGTAAGGAAAGAGAGACTGAAGCTTAGCAGGCCAAGTAGGGAATGAGTACTTAGACCCATCCCGAACTCCGTCTGAAACAGCACCGGGTCCATGACGGCCTCTTATCTGTTCGGTTTCGAGGAGCGGAAAGGCGCATCCAAGCAAGTCAAAGACTCGCTGTAAATGCAATCCGTATCCCGTGCCGGTTTTGGAGACGTTCCCAGCGGCGCCGTCAATAGCAGCCAACGCGATAGCGTTGGTTGTACCATCGGCGAAGTGATGAGAAGTATTCCAAATGAGAGCACTAATAGGGTCTTCCCAATCAAGGGAAGGCTCTGGTAGCACTTTCTCAACAGAATAGAGATCAGCGATCGCAGCAAACTTGAAGTGCTCACTGCACTCTCCTTTGAGCTTCTTAAAGAGATAGCAAAGCTGTCTAATCAAGAAGATCGAAGTTGAGCACGGCTGATCACAAAGAGTTCCGTCAAATTTGAACACTCTCGACGTCAGCGCCCAGAAAAGTCTGGGTCTAGCGTCGTTACCTCGACGAGTCACTAGCTTGTGAAAGCCAGGTATTGACTGACAGAGGAGCGAGCCTGAAGCAAGGGATTGTTCGAAAACTTTCCCCCACTCAGGGAGGTCAATGGTGAAGTACCGTTGGCCTCTGTCCAAAACAAGGCGTTCAAGATGGATTTGATCCCACTCGAGCGACTTGCGATTCACTTCAGGAATCCAACGTACAATGTCCTTGTAAAGGGCCTTGTACGCTCCCAGGAGGAACTCATGCCCCATAGGAATTGTAGTCATGTACTGCAAACTCCTTATGGGCTTGAGGGGATCCGTCCTGGTAGTGACCATGCGACTGCAAAGTCGCGACAACCTCGACTATTGATTAGAACCTGAAGAAAGCTTAGCTTTCACCGTTCAGGAACTTATCAACATTCGCAGACGTGGCATAAGCACACAGAGCGAGGACATGGTTCTTGACCAAGGTCAAGTCCATGCCATCGGGATTCTGGATGACTAGCCAAGTCGCCAGGCGAAGCTGGGGTGTAGTAGAGGTCGCGAAGACCGTATACTCCACCTTAATAACGTGTCCTTCACCAAATTGACCGCCGGAAATCTTCCCGTCGGAATGTTTGATGGTCATGACAAGTTCGTCTGTCGAAGAACGGAGTCGATAAACGGCCCCGTTGTTGTCTTGGTTAATACGTGCCAAATTCTTGGCAACGGCATTAACCGTAATGGTCTGCGGATCTGCGAGCATGATTTCCTTTCGGGGCGCCTCACGGCGTTCC